GCTAGAAAGCGGTACTGCTACACAGGCGGATCTAGACAAAGCAGAGGAGGCAGTAGCACAAGCACAAACAGATGTTACTAATCTAAGAACTGATTTAGGTACTGCCCAACAAGATATTACTACCCTACAAGCTGATGTTGCAACTAAAGCTGCTCAAGACACAGTAGACACATTGCAAACTGATTTGACTGCAGCTACTGATAGATTGGCTACTGCAGAGAATAATTATAGTTCATTACTGGAAAGCGGCACAGCTACACAGGCGGATCTAGATACGGCTGAGGACGCTATTACTACAGCTCAGACGGATATTAAAAATATTCAAGGGCAATTGCAGGATTTGGCTACTCGAGGAGACATAGAATCGGTTAGCGGAGAGATACAAGTATTAGCCAACTTAATAGGAAAACCTGCTAACGAATTAACACAAGAAGAAGTTAATCTAGCAGAATCGTATTTAGAAGCTGCGACGGATGAATATAATGCGTTGTATGATGTTAATAATGATGGTACATTTGACAGTGAAGACATAAGATTTATGCAGGATGTGGTAGATACTGGAGATTATTCTACCATTGCGGATTCTCAGTTTACTCCTGCCACGGGGTTATTTGCAGAACAAGAACAAGCTGAATTGGAGTTTGAACAGCAATTAGAGCAGCAACGCCAACAAAATTTAGAAGCGCAGCTAAACATGCAAACTGAATTCCAAAACATGTTAACCGCGCAAACAGAAGAAAGACAGCGTGAAGAGTTGGTTAGAGCCATGCAACAAGAGCGTAAGGTTACGGAACAACAAGCACCGCTAACCAACATAGATTACATATATGATTTCGCTGGCGATAATGTGTTCGCTACTGACCAGCAAAAAGGGTTTTATGAAAGTGCTTCTATGTATGGAGATAACTTTTTAAATGATATAATACTGCCACAACAAAGGCGTGCGAAAGGTGGTATGATTAAAGATAAGACTGACGAAATACTTAAAATTATTGGAGATAAGTAATGTCAACGTATTTAGGTGGTACAGGAGTAGTCCAAGAGTCCACGGGCGGCGGTTCTAGTGCTGCAGCTGTGCATGGTAATCAAGACAACTCGCTAACTCAAGGTAGTACGGGGCAAAACAATAGTCTTACAGGCACTATAGGCGACCTGTTAACTAGTATTGGTGGCTCGGTTCTAGATCTTGGCGATGGCATACTAGAACGAATGGGTGATCCCAATGATCCTGTAGGGCAGCTACTAAACATAGGCGCTGCGTCTATGATAAGCAAATACACACAGCCAAACCGCCCTGAAGTAGGGTATCAGGGTGGTATTGATAGGCTTCAGAAAGTAAGAAAACGTGTAGATCAAGATAAGGACTATCGCACAGAAGGAAGTAGATCAGGCATATTAACTACTCAAGATCTTACTGGCGACAAGAAAATGATGAAGGGCGATTTTAGCGACCCGGACAGTTTAGAAGAAATGAGTGATGCTGAACTAAACTCACAGCGTTTTGGGGGAGATCGCTATAAGCGCGGGTATGAACGTAGGCCCGGAGGTAAAGGCAGACGTTACTTTACAGACACCATATACGCTAAACCTGAAGAAGAAAAGTTTACTCCCATGTCCGTAGCTGACGCAGAGAAAAAATCTCAGAGACAAAAGCTAGAGATGGAAGGTAAGAGTCCAGAAGAAATCGAATCAATTATGAACCCTGCTCCTGCTGCAGATGATACCAGTGGTATGGCTATGGGTGGTAGTGTACGCAAGTATGCTGGTGGGGGTCTAGCCTCTATGCAAAGTGGTCAGTTGTTTAATAATGGTTACTACTTAGGTGGTAAGACTGATGGCATGGCTGACAAAGTACCTGCACGTATTGATGGTAAGCAAGAAGCACGTTTGAGCGATGGTGAGTTTGTAGTACCTGCAGATGTAGTAAGTCACCTAGGTAATGGTAACTCTGATGCAGGTGCACAACAGCTACATAATATGATGGATAATGTTCGTACAGCACGCACAGGTAATCCAGAACAAGGTAAACAAATAGATCCGCAAAAGTTTATGCCTAAAATGGCTGGCGGTGGCATTGTTGGTTTTTCTGAAGGTGGGCCAACAGGCACATACGATGCTCAAGAAGAAACTCCAGTAGGTCAGGAGGTAGGGCAGTCGGGAGCACTTGCAAACTGGGCAGGTGATTATGTAACTGACATGCTATCTTATGGTAGGGCAGAAGCTGAAAGTCCGTATGAAGCATACACTGGCCCGCTAACTGCGGGAACTAGCACTTTGCAAGATCAGGCTATGACCGGTGTTATGGCTCTAAACAACCCACTAAGTAGTAGTTCTGTAACCAAACAAATGGGTGCATTTGACCCTAATGATGCAACTAGGTTTATGAACCCTTATGAGCAGAATGTTATTGATCGCACCGCTGCTGATATGCGCAGACAAGACCAGATTACTCAGCTACAAAATAGACAAGCGTTAACTAGTGCGGGCGCTTTCGGTGGTTCAAGAGACGCACTACTGCGTGCCGAAGCTGCTAACAACCTAACTAGAAGTATCGGTGACATGGCAGCGACACAGCGAGCGCAAGGCTTCACTCAAGCTATGGATAGAGCGCAACAAAACCAACAAAACATTAATCAGTATGGTTTTGATACCCTAGCAGCACAAATGAATGCAGGTCAAACACAACGTGATATAGCTTCTGAAGGTATAGCTGCGGACTACGGACAGTTTAGAGAAGAACGTGATTACGACGCTAAGATGGTGCAGTACATGCAGTCATTGCTACAGGGGCTACCAGTTTCGGCTAGGACTACTAGCTACACAGAGCCCAGCGCGTTAGGAGAGCTTCAGCAAGGACAGGCTGGCATGGAATACTTACTAAAACTTTTCGGGTACCAACAAGATCCCACTAATATAAATACGGAGACTACATAATGTTAGGCATAATGGGAAACATTGACCAACAGGTTAACGATAAAGCAGATAGTATGCAGATGCGAGGTAAAACTAGCACTGTATCTAAAGATCTACTTGACGTTATGGCTACTCAAAAAATAGCTCGTGAAAAAGACACGGCGCTCAAAGAACTGCAAATGGCGCAACAGCAAAATCCTAACACTATTAAAGACCAGCTAGAACAAAAAGTCATGGGTATGACGCAGAATGAAATGACCAATCAGACTGCGGGTATAATGGCGCAACGCGCCGCGCAAAAAGGTCAACCTCAACGCCCGCCGCAACAAGGTGGTATTGCAGGTGCTCGTCCTCCTATGGGTGGCGCTCCTAAACCTCCTATGCCAATGGCTGGTGGTCGTCCTCCTATGGGTGGCGCTCCCAAACCTCCTATGGGTGGCTTACCCGCTATGGCTGGTGGTCGTCCTCCTATGATGGCTAGCGGGGGTATTGTTGGTTTTTCTGAAGGTGGGTCAACAGATCCAGCAAAGAAAGCGGTACTCAAAGATAGTCTAATGCAGAGGTTAAAGCAGGAGCGGGAAAAACTTGCAAAATTCCCTCAGCAACCCACTCGTGACATAATTAGCGAAAAAATACAAGTTCAGAAAGAAATAGAAAGACTTCAAAAAGAGTTAAAAAGTCTAGATGTAGACCCTAACTCTTTGCAGGACACCTCTAGCACAACCCCGGGGCCAGTGGTAACATCTGCTGAAATAGCTAGAGGTCAGGAATATAAAAAAGATCCTATGTACGAAAAAGTTTTGTCTGCTATGAGTAGCAATCAAGGCGGGCCTCAAATGACCGACACTACTGCGGTGCTTGAAAAAATTGCGGGGATGGATACCGCGATAACCCCAGAACAACAAACTGCTATAAAGTCTAATATGGCTAGTGATGCTGTCGGTGAGGATACTATGGGTACCCTTGGAGATATGGCTAAGAAGGATGTATTTGGTGAGGGTGGTATACAAGACGTAGCGCAGAAAAGGTTTGATGAGCGCTACGGCATAGCTGATTTAGATAAAGGCCAAGACCCCAAAACAGGAGAAATGGGTTTAAAAGGTTTACAAGATGACTTAGCTAAAGAGCAAGACCGTCAGATGTCTCCTGAAGTACAACGTGCACAGATGCTACAAGATATGCGTGCAGGTAGTGGGCTAGGTAGACGTATTGCAAATGCGTCAAGAACTCAGAATGAAAAAACTTTAGAGTTTAAACAAAACAAGATAGACCAATATAAACAACGATTTGATACTAAGGTAGCTGCGTTGGAGAAAGCCGATAATCAGGTTGCTAAAGCAGTTGAACTTAGCCAAAACACTAAAGTAGCTGCACTACAATCACTTGCAAACATAGGCGCACAAAACGCAGAACTGTTGCTTGGACAAACGCAAATGTACATGGAGCAAAACGCTGAGCGTATTAGCGCGGCACTTAAAGCTGCAGGTATAAGTGAACAGCAAAATTTCCGTCTAGAAATGAAGAACATAGACACCAAAAACTATTTGCTTGGAATGTTGGAAAAAATTGACGCTGAACGAGCAAAAGAGAAGCAAAAATTCTTGGAAAGTAGACAGGTGGAAATTGATAATCTAGACCTGAGTAAACTAGACGATCGAGAAAGATACGACATGATAATAGCGCTAGCTAATTTAATTTCAGGCACAGTTGCTGAGCCTACACGTAAATTGGTAATGGCCGAGATAGGTAAACTTTACAATGTTAATTTTGAGGAAAGTGATCTGAGTTCTACGAACCCGAAAACTGAGCCTGACATTTTAGACGGCGATATAGATCTTGGTGAAAAAGGTGAAGACCTAGTAGAAAGTTTAAAGTAGGTAACAAATGGCTACCTTACAAGACATAAGAAGTGCGTATAACAACGCCAAGGCGCAAGGGTTGGAGAGCGAAGCTAGAGAACTAAGCGAGCTCTATGAAAAAGCCTACAACGAACTACAGCGCAAGAAGTACCCATCTTTAGAAGTGGGACGTGAGGAAGAGACTGGTGTGATTGGTAACTTCTTTAAAGGTATACCCACGGGTGCTGTGGGTTTATATAGTTCAGCCGCGCTAGGCGCTATTGCTCCTCTTGAAGAAGAGGCAGAACTTGCCGCACGCAAAAAGATCCTAGCAACTCAAGAAGCCCTTTCTTTTGATAACGTAGACGAAGATTCTATAGCGTATAACTTAGGCCAAGGTGTTGGTTCTATATTAGGACTTGTACCTGCAGCGTTTGCGGGCCCTGCAGCCATACCAATAGCAGGTGTAGTGTCAGGTGCAGCAGGTGCGGGAGAATCTAGTGAGCGTGCTAGAGCCGCAGGTGCAACCGAAGAAGAGCGTAATTTAGCCGCCCTGAAAGGTGTAGGTGTTGGTCTAACCGAAATGATACCTCTCGGAAGGCTTGCTACTAGGCTAAAAATTCCGGGATTGTCTGATGTAATGGACAAACTGGTAAGTAGGATAGACAGTGATACTGTTAACGGGATTGTTACTAGATTACAACGTATGGTCGGTACGGGCATAATAGAAGGTGGCCAAGAAGCATCTGCCGCTATACTACAAAACTTAGTACAAGCAGGGTACGACCCCGAACAAGAACTTATTAATATGGGCGTGCTAGAAGAAGGCTCTTATGGCGCTGGTTCTGGTGCTATAGTACAGGGACTTAAAGACGTTTTAAGTAGAAAAGGTAGAAGAGCTAAAGTAACAGACGATAGTATTGATACTACTGAAGAACGTGTAGAACAAAGAAAGTTTGATGAGCGACAAGAAAAAGCCCGAGAAGAGCGTGATGATATACAGGGCGATATGTTTGCAGAAGAATTAAATGTCGCTGAACAAGAAGAACGTGATAAACAAGGGCCCCCAAAACCTGTTCAAGATTTAAAAGAACCGTTGACTGAGCGCGATACTAGTACACGGGATATGATAGACGAGCTAGAAACCGCCGAACTAGAATCTATGGTGGAGCAAGATAAAATAGACTCTACACGTAAAATAGATACGGCTAGAGATAGGGCTCGAGAAGAGCGCACTATGATAAATAGAAGAACGATACTTAACCGAGTGTTAGATTCTTCTACCACCACTAATTCTAGAGCGTTAACTAAGAAGTTTGAAAAAGCCCTGCAACAAGACGGCTACAGAAACCCAAAAGCAACCAAGGCTGAAGTGGCTAGTTTGGAATCATACCAACGTACTCAGCGTGCAGAAAAGCCACAGCGTGTTACAGAAGCGGCGAAACAAAAACAATTTGACGATAGGCAAAAAGCTGCTAGGAAAAACCGCAATACTGAACAAATGGATATGTTCCCTGCCGAACTACAAGAGATGGAAAGTAGACAACCTTTCTTGCCTTCTGACTCAGATCTTAGTAAATTAGAAGCTAAGATAAAGGAGCAAATCGGAAATGTTGGAAAGCAAACTGCTAGAACACCTGACGAGAGAAGAACTAGAGACCGCATTCAAAGTCGTTCAGAATTCATGGGACAGAGACGTGCTGATGGTACCCCCAGCGCTGGAAAGCCTCTCCAAGGAAGATTGGATGGTCGTAAGCGTAACACTAGAAGATCTACTAGACGAAAAAGAGAGCCAGTCTTTGCACTAGGTAGTCAACAGGAACTACAACTAGGGGCTCCACGCCTCCGAACAAAACCAGTCAGACCCGCTACGATGGAGCCTGTTGAAGCTCCGTTAATTGATACACCCACCACAAAAGAGCGTGTTCTAGATTCTGGTAGAAAAGTAGACCTAGTAAAGTACCCTACTAGCAGTACGCTAGTTCCTGAACACAGAAAACTAAATCAAGATCGTAGAGCATTAAAAAATGTATACGACCTACCAACCACAAAAAGAATTCAAGATGACTCCTTAGAACGTGCTATACCTGCAGATGTTAAAGAAGTATCTATTTACATGCAGAAATTTGATAGCCCAATGAGCGCTTTGTTACATGCCACATATCAAGTAGCTAGCCCTAACAATAACCCAATTAAAACTGCTGGAATAACCACTAGAGGGCTAACTCCTAAAAAAGCCGCTAAGGTCTTGGCATGGGCTAAAAAGAATTTAAGTCAAGAAACTAACAAAGCCCTACGTACTAAGGTACAACAGTTGCGTGAAGCAGATGCTAAAGCGGCGCAAGAAAAATCTGAAAAAGCTGCTGCTAAGAAAGAGACTGCGGACACAGCTAAAAAAGCTGTTAAGACGCGTAAGGCTAAGGTAACTAGGAAGAAAGCACAACCTAAAGCTGAAGCACAACCTAAACCTAAAGCACAGCCTAAAGCTAAAGCACAACCTAAACCTAAAGCACAGCCTAAAGCTAAAGCACAGCCTAAAGCTAAAGCACAGCCTAAAGCGGAGCCAGCTAAAAAAGGAGTTGAGATAGACCAAGAGGCTGTAGATAAAAGAAAAGTAGAAGAGGCCAAGCGCGAAATAAAAGTAGAGGTGATGCAACAGATAGCCAAAAAGTGGAAGGACACTGGGGTATCTTATGGCGCATTGCGACGCATGCTTGATGACTACGGCTCAAAGTACATGCTAAATGAAGCTACTAAAGAAGACATAACTACTGTAGGTAAGCAGTACGAAGGTGAGGTAGTTAGAGAAGCTAAAATATCCAAAGCAGATGCCAAGGTATTACTACGTATGGTATCTGACAAAGTAGATAAGTTACTACGTGCAAACAAGTTAAAAGAAGCATTGTTAGAACTAGCGAAAACTGCAGAGAGTTCTGAGTTACGAGCTAACGCAAGAAACTTTGCTAACAAGATAGCTGATACAAAAGTAGAATTTGTAACTGGTGAAGAAACTGTTAAAAGGTATCCACAGGCTTATAAAAACGCTGATGAAGTGCCATTTGCATACTATGACTACAGAACAGATACCATAACCTTAAAAGAAGGTTTCAACACAACTACGCACTTTGTATTGCACGAAACTAGTCACGCATTGAGTGAAGTAGCCATAGAGAAGAATCCTAACTCTCCTGCTGTCAAGGCTCTATACAAGCTGTTCAATGACCTTGAAGGTAAGTTAGGCACTGCATACGGCACGACAGACATACATGAGTTTTTAGCTGAAGGGCTTAACAATCGTGTGTTTAGAAAAGAATTAGGTAAGATTAAAGTAGATGGTAAAGAATACACGGCGCTAGATAAATTTATCAATATCATTAAAAACATTTTACGTATGTTGCGTGGAGATCCACCTAGACAATTAGGTAGCGCTTTACAAGAAATAGATAGATTAGCAGAAGCTATACTAGAACCTAACCTAGATCCTAACTTTAGGTATGTACGTTCCGATAGAGGTTCTATAAGAGAGATGGCTAAATCTACAACAGATAGATTAGAAGAAGCGCGTCTTGAAGTAAAAGAACATCAACCCGGAATGTCAGACTTTTGGAAGAACATGAAAGCCCGAGGTGGAGGCCTTAGAAACTTCGCTAAGTTCATACACCTTTCCACACTGGCAGATATAGCTACTGTAACAGGTTTTGGAGATCTGGGACACAAGCTACATAGGGAGATAAACAAACAGCGCGGGAGTAGTGATGCCGCTATTGCTAGAAGCGACAAGTTTATAGAACAACAAAGAAAGTTTTTTGAAGGTGTAGGCGCAAAAGTATTTGCTGCATTTAACCGTATTGTTTACAGCCCAGACTACGGTGCTACCATCTATGACGTAGACCCTTTCGGCAAGCGTTCAGACTACGAAGGTAAAACACTTGAAACTGTAGATCTAGCAGAAGTATTTGATGAGTTACAACGCGAACTAAACGAGTTCCCAATTGACGTACAACGAAAAATGAAAGAACAATATAACAGGGAAAAAAGTTATTACGCTTCTACATTTAACGACATTGAAAAAGCTATGGACGTTGAGACTGATAGAATTATAAAAGATTCAGGTAACGAGGCAGGTAGGAAGTTATTACGGGATATAAACAGAAAACTGCTATCCAAAGCTAAAATAAAAAACTACTTTCCATTAGTGCGGGACGATGGTGAGTTTAGAATATGGTTTACTTATACAAGACGAGACCCTAAGACAGGTGAAGCACTTGGTGTTGAGAACGCCTTACTTACATACGAACATGTAGCGCAACGCGATGCTATGGTGGAAAGACTAGAAGCTGACCCTGACGTAGATAACTCCACTATCAGTAAATTTAATGGAGAACTTACAAGACCTTTGTTTGAGAAATCTCCTAGTGGTACATTTGTATCAGATATATTGGACATGTTACAGAAAGAGAACGTTTCGGAATCTATACAAGACCAAGTGATTCGCATGTATGCCGCTACAACTCCAGAGAATTCTTTTGTGCGTTCACTAATTGCACGTAAGGGAGACTTTGGTTACGACCAAAATGTGATGACTGCCGCGCAGACAAAGGGTAAATCTTTGGCTTTACAAGCCGCTAAAATAAGATCAGCCGCAGAGATTCGTATGGCAGTTAGAGATATTACTGATAGGGCGACAGAGTTAAGCAAAGAGGAACCAGACAACGCTAAAATTAATGCTGTCAGAGATGCGCTCATACAAGACCACGCCAATTTTGCATTGATGGGAGCTAAAGATAAGGGTAAAGAATACTTTATTAAACATGCAAACCAAGTAGCGTTTTTGTACACACTAGGCTTTAACTTATCATCCGCCATTGTAAACATGACACAGGTTCCATTATTTGTTATGCCGTACCTAGCGCCACGGTTTGGTGTACAAAGGACTATCGACGAGTTTATGCGATCAGCACGTATGGTTGGTGGCTCCAGAATGTCCATAAAAGAATTTTATGATATAAAAGGTACAGGTGAAGGGGCTACCTACACGCTAAAAGAAAGCCACAAGAAGAAGATACGCGAACACGCTATGGACGAAAAGGCCGCGTTAGAAGAAATAGAACAGCTAGAATCTTTGATACCAGTGATAAAAGAAGCTGATTTACAAGGTAAATTGTTTGGCACAAACATAAACCGAGAGTTGGGTGTTGACGAGAAGACTAGTAGGTATGACAAACTAATGCGAGCGTCTGCATACTTCTTTGTACAAGGTGAACGCTTTAACACCCAGACAGTAATTATAGGCTCTTACAACTTAATACGTCAGCAAATGGCTGAACAGTTTAAGGCAGGTAAGAAATACTACAGCCCTCGTTTGGGTAAAGAAATTGACGTACCTCCAAATGTAAACGAGTTACGTAAGATAGCCGCTTTGGATGCCATATACCTAACACAAGAAACCAACGGTGGTTCTACCTTAGAAACTACAATGCCCGTAGCAAAACAAGATGTTGGTAGGTTGGCACTCATGTATAAGAGTTATGGTGTGCTTATGAACTCAGCTATGATAAAAGCGGGTATAAAAGGTATATTACGTATATTCTCTACCCCACAAGAAAGAAAAATAGGGCTACAACAATTAGCGGGTATACATTTAAGCGCGGCCTTTTTTGCGGGTATTGGTGGTACTCCCCTGTGGGGCATAATATCTACGCTTTGGGATCTATTCTTAGATGATGACGAAGATGATGCAGATACAAGGTTACGTAAGTTTATAAAAGAGGATTTCTACAAAGGGCCGGTATCTACACTTACAGGCATGTCTATATCTGATCGTGTTAAACTAAATGATTTAATATTCCAGTCAAGACGCTACATGCGAGATCCTAGTGTAGAAGCTAACTTTGGTTACTACTTAGGTGGGCCATTTGTTAGCACTCTAAGTAGATTCCAAAGGGGTATGAAAGACTTTGCGGATGGTAACTTCCTTCGTGCGACAGAGTCGTTTGCTCCTGCGGGTGCATCAAATGTGCTGACTTCATTCCGATATTACGATGAGGGTGTGTTAACTAGGGCAGGTGAACCTATGCTTGATGATATTAAAGGTGGTGAAATCTTCTCTAAATTCCTAGGCTTTATGCCAACTGACTTGGCATTTAACAGCGAAAAGAGCGCTAGAGACACCAAAGTCACCACTGCTATAGCAAAAGAGCGTAAGAAACTTACTGGTAGATACTACAAGGCGTTACGAGATAGAGACTACCAAGAAATGGCTGATACGTGGGAAGACATAAAAGAATTTAACAAAAGGCATAAAGGTCAAAAGTTTGTTATATCGCGTGATAATATTAAGGCTTCGGTGAAAGCTCAACATAGATCTGCGGCTACTAAACATAATGGAGTTGTTGTATCTGCTATGTATAGAGAAGCCTTAATGGATAGTTGGAAAGAATACAGTAAATAAAAAAACTCCCCAATGCCTCGGAACAAAGGGGAGTCAAGGGAGTGACAGAAGCAACAAAGGGGAGGAAGTTACTTCTTTTCCTATAATATCACACGATCCTCCAAAAGCGTACACCTAACTTGTTACTCTCTATGGAGGTTAGGGCTTTGTATTTCCAACCTCTTCTTTTAAATATTACGTTAACTTGTTCTCGTGCTTTACGAGCATTGATACATGGGACGAAGACTGAAGCGCCAACGCCCATCTTATCCCAACGTACGATAATGCGTACGCCATCAGGTGCTATGTCATCAAGTTTCAGCATCTTCGTCTAAATCAACTTCAGAACAATCTACACAAAACACGTGTGTTAGTGGCATCTTGGTTGATGTACCTTTAGTAAGCCTTATCTTTTCATACTTACCTTTAAACTTAGCTTTCAATTCGTCTATCAATGAACTGTAATTTATCTGTTGTTTAGCAGCCCATGCTTTCAATACTTTAGGTATTATGTATAACTTCTTAACGTCAGTCTCATAACGACCTACCAAGCGAATACGAGGATCAGCTTCAGGTATAACTAGGTCGTCCATACCATTGCCCTGATTCTTACGCATATCATCAGTGCTTTTAATTTTTAGTATGCTACCCCAATGCTCGTGCACAAAGTCATTCAATGTGTCAGCCGTAGAAGCTATCATATCGCTAGCCATAGTCTTATTCTCTTTTAATAAGCGTAGGGCGTACCTAAAAAAGCCTTCTTTGTCATACTCTAAGAACCCAAGTTCACTAGCCAACATAAACCCTGCTACAGTAACGGTAGAACCTGCTGACCAATGCCTTTCCTGTGCAGTAAGCTGTGCTCCTGCATCTAACTTCTGCTGTACTTCTTGTAGTAGGTTTATAACTCTATCCATGTTCTGCATCAGGTATTGCAGATAAGGTACGCCTACAATCCCATATATGTTTTGAGAGTTAGACTGGTGTTTGTCAGTCAGGTGCTTAGTCTTTGTCTCATCAAATAACTTAACAGCTTTTGTTTCTAGCATACGAGCCGCTTCGGCCTTCGGAGCATTCTTGAAAGCACTTATTCGTTCAATGACACTAGTGTTACCTGTAGATATAGATAGTAAACTCCACGGCTCACCCCGATGTCTCTCTGTGTTCGCGCTACCTGCCATCCTGTTACGTTGCCTACCACTAGATAGTTGATATATTAAGTCAGATAGTTCTTCACCCTTGGCGTTTGTTAACTCATCAATGTAATAAGGTAAGTTCTTGTATACCTCACCACGTAACATCAATGAATTCTGCGTATCTTTTGCTTCGACTACTAAGGTCTTTGGATTGCCCCAAACAGACGCTCCTACGTACATAGCAGTGGTCTTACCTAGTCCAGACTCCTTACTATGAACGTGTAAGCTCGAACATGCGATGGGCATTAACGCCATAAGTGGTGAACCGAAAGCACTAGCTACTATATATTGGTGTAACTCAAAGCCATCACGGTTATAGAAGTTAGCCATTTCTTTCCACTGCTCTAGCGTACCTTTTGGTTTGAACGCACTCATCAAACCTGCTGTAGCTTTAGATGGTGGGTTACTCTTTACACCATTTCTTGATATTTCTTGATTGCCTAAAATGAATGCACTGTGTGTATCATCAGTCCAACCAAACTGGGTACGAGCCAAGTCAGCTTTTGTAGTAGCTTGCAACTCGTTAATCCAAGTAGTCATATAAGTCATAAGTTTATCCATCTTTGTTATTGCCACGCCTTGCATGGACATCTGTTTTCTAAATTCTTCTCTTGAAGTTACTGCTGTAAGTGGAACTGTAAATTCACGTACACCGTCCTGTGGTAGGTGTAAACGTATTACCACAACTTCCCCTAGTTCGACATCTACAATACGACTGACGATGTAAATGTCGTTGTGGTATATAAGTTCCTCAGTAGGATCACCTTCTTCATCTGTGGTACGTATATATACACCACCACTAGCGCCACGTATATATGGCTTTGGGTATGTAGGAATTACATACGTAGTAGTAGGTGTGTTTGGTAGATCAAGTGCAGGTACTTCTACTATATTATCTTCTTCGGTAGCTTCTTTTATGCTACCACCTAACGATATAGGTGACTTGATCTTGCCCCAGTGCGGACACTTGGTACATACATCAGGCTTGAACTCATCAAAGTGTGCACATTGATAAGGCCCTTTAATTTTGTCAAACTTATCCTGTGTTTCTTCTGCTGAATACTCAGGGTGATTCTTAGACATAACGTGTGCGGCTTTCTGCCCATCAGAACAGAACTTAGCTATAGACAGCCCTGCTCGCCACATAGGCTCACTACACTCATCCTGATTTACTACTATGTTAACTAACTGCGCACAGCTAGATTCTCTAGCAATAATATCTTTAAATTTGAATTGTTTGTTTCCCATCAACGCATCCATAACTGCGCTGTTAGGCATAGGCTCAAGTGACTTTGTTTCTACCTTATCCGCACCAATGCACTTAGCAAACTCATCTAGCGTCACATACTCTGGTACATGCTCACTAAAGAATGTTACTTCTGTTGGTGGTTCAGTCTTATGATTGTGCGTAGTAGGTATACGCAGTACACGAGCCGCATCGGCAGTTACTGATGGGTCAACAATAAACCCATGATTTTTACATAGCTGTTTAAGGTGCTCGGCTACAGGCTTCCACGTTTCTTTGCTAACAGGTTCAGACAAAGGCCAGTAACAATGTACCCCTCTACCTGAATCAACTAACAAAGGTCTTGGTAGTTCAACCTTCTTACAAAATCTTTGTAGGGCTTGTAATCCCTCTTTCTTCGTTGGATAATCTCTGCCTTCCCCGCAGTCGATGTCCATAAAGAAAGACTTTAACTGTTTTACGTTGTCAGCTACACGAGTACCACTTTCTTCAAACGTAGCCAGTGCAAAGTATGGGCTATACCCACGAGCATCTAGCTTACGTGCTTCTTGTAGTAACGAATCATAGTCTGTATGAAACGTTTGTGGCCTGTCATTTTGTCCTAGCTTAACAGCAAATAAACAGTAGTACCCGTCTTCCCCTGTGACGTGCCGCAAAAATACTTCTGCATCCATAATACATTCCTAATTCCGAGGGTGGAGATAGCAGGGGGGCAGTTGCCCCCTTTTCGGTTATACCTAGCTAAGTTTGTGGGACTAGTCGTCCCAGTCGTCTACGATTGATGCAAGATCAGCGTCAGTCTTTTTTGGTTTAGGTGTTGCTTTTTTACTGACTTTCTTTGGTTCAGGTGTATCACCAAACTCACCTTCAATAACATTGGTAGTAGGTTTAGCTTCAACAACCTCAAAAGGGTTATCATCTTTCTGGAATGTAAAGCCACCTTCAACCTTACCGAATGGCGTGCTAGATTCCATAGGTACATATTTAATTACTTGTACCGCTTTCAAACGTAGTGAGATTCCTGCTTCACGCATGTTATAGGGCACAAAGATTACAGCCACATTGACTGTACTGCCTGTGGTTAACATGAAATCTTCTGGTAGTTTACTCCCATTCGAGTCCACTTGTACAGGTTTAAGTGTAGCCTCTTTACCATACGCACCTTTCAACGTGGCTTTGTACACATACATACCATCGTCATCTTTGGTGAATGGATTATCAACTTTCTCAGGCCACCCTTTTTCTTTGCGTTCCTCATACGCCTTACACATTTCAAGATACAAAGCCTTAGCTTGATCTTTTGTCATACGAAATTTAATCTCGTATTTAGCACCATCGTCAAACGCGGTACACGGTACAGTGCGATTTTCTGCGTTATCAAAACGGTATGGTTTATTGATACGAGGCCAAAGAGCCTCAACGTTTTCTATAATATAACTGCTATTTGTATTAGCCATAATTAATTACCTTAGTTTGCATTTATATCAAACCCACCTTCCACTTTACCGAAGGGTGAGGGTTCACTAGTTACAGGGACGAATGATGTGATAGCACGTTTTGTATCTTCGTGTACCACCATCTCTGCTATCTTTAGCCCATCACCTTTGTCAATAGGTCGCATAGGTTTAAAATAAAGTTTTGGAACAACACTATCTTTATCAAACGTAATGTTTGTAACGACAGCAATAACAGACGTATCATGTGAAGATAGGTGGCGAGCATACTCTTGCATACCCATGTTACCGCCTTGCGCTCTGCCGAATATAGAACTGGCAGGTATCTGCAACTGATACACCTCTTCGAGATCTCCTTCAAACACAACAGCAAGTCGTTGTTGAAACCGACAAGCCCTACCACCATGCTCACCAGAACCACGTACATTCTGTGTACAGTCCATACACCTACGTGATTGCACGTTATCCTCTGATACCTTGGTAGAGGGTCGTTGTGTATCATCAGACCAACAGACTGGCGCAGTAGACTTGTTAGGGTCAAACTCATTACCAAAATATGATCTTGATACAGGCGCGGCATTCACGATGATTACATTTACCATATCACCTAAAGGGGTTTCTTGCCCATCAGCAATATCAGTAAACGTACCACCACGTATGCTCAACCTTCTCATTAGAAGTCCTCGTCTAACATGTCAGTGCCAAACTCGTAGTCACTGACCGCCTCTTTTTCTACCGAATCTTTATTGGTATTCAAAAAGGCGTTTTCAATCCCTTGAAGGTTGTAACGATAAGTGTTACCGATCTTCACATACATATCCGCAGGGATCTTGCCTTTACGCAACCACTGCCTGACTGTGTGTTTAGATACACTAAACTTATCTGCTACGTCACCGATTGGAACAAAATTATCTGACATCATTTTCTCCTTACTGATACAACGTATTCAGAATCTACGTTAAGACCTTTAGGTACAAGGTCGGGGTTCTCTTCCAAAAACTGTTTCATGTTGCCCTGATTCACACGTTTATCTAACAGTTCAGGCGCTTCATGCTCAAGAATAAACTCGTGCATTGAAGACCAATCACTAGTCCAATAGCGTGTACGAGCAGAACGGTAAAACAATCCCGCAGAAGTTCTTACACTATCGACACCTTGATCTTCACAGTAGTCCAGTAAAGCACGCTTTACCTTATCCAACTGCTCCAATAACTCAGCATCTTTCTCTTTAAACTCTGCCGATAACTCGCTACGCTTATCTTTTATCTTCAAATAAACAGTAGTTAACTTCTCAGCAGTCAGTTTTTCTTCACTCATTTTACGCTCCTTTACAAAAGGGATAGACAACATAGCGTATGATTGTGTACTAGTCAAGTATTTCTTTATATAAGTCAATCATTTTTGTGTGTATGTCTATTCTATTGTCCAATAATGTGTAAACACGTTTCTCTACGTAAGATCCTTGTAGGTGGACAACTGTACACTTTTGATCCTGACCTGATCTGTGCACCCTAGCATTCGCTTGCGCGTACGTTTCTAACGAACTGGTGGGCGACCACCACACCACAGTGTTTGCCGCTGTAAGTGTTACACCGTGTGCCGCAGACTGTGGTTGGATAACTAAAACTTTTGGGTCGTCTTGTTCTTGAAAGCGTTTAAATATATCAGTACGTTTGGGTGCAGGTACATCACCATTGATTACCTCTGTGGTTATACCATCTTTCCTTAACTTGTCAGTGAGTAACTGTATGGTATGTCTGAAAGGTACAAAGACTAGAACTTTCTTACTTGACTCATCAATGACCTCACGTAGCACCTTATATCTTTTAGTTATATCAAACTCTAATGACTCACCAGTATCGGTATATACAGCGCCAGATGATATTTGGAGTAACTTGTTCATGTTTACTGCCGCATTTGCAGCGGTGATTTGCTCTCCTGCTGCTTGCATAATCATCTTATTCTTTAATTCTTTGTAGTATTTATTTTGTTGCGCAGTCATGTCGACTTCACGCTTAACATAAACCATAGGTGGTAAATCTAGGCACTCTTCTTTGGTGTAACGTATGGCAGGTTGTAAGACTCGATGCACCCTGTCAGTAGCATCATCTTTTGGTATCCACTTAAAGTTTGTTACCTTGACCATGACTTGATCTCGGAAAGACCCAAAGAAACGAGGTAGTGCTGTTGGGTTTACAAGTTTGGCTATACCAAACGCATCGGTTGGGCTTTGTGCCGCAGGTGTACCTGTCATCATCCACAGCCAAGTATCTTTACCTACTAACTTGTTTAGTGTCTTCCACCGTTTAGTCTGTACATTCTTATAGTGTGTAGCTTCATCTACAATAATTAAATCAAAGCCACCACATTGTACAGATTCTTGTACAATCTCCACACCATCGTAATTTATTATCACGTACTCAGCGTCACCTTC